CCACTTGCTTTCAGTGTATCGACCTGATCTGCATAGAAGTTCTTGTTGTTCTGTACAGAAACTCTGTAGTGAACCATCTTGTACTTATATCCTTCCGGTGTAATGTAATACAACTCAATAGCAAGAATCTCTGAACCGTCTCCGAGGATTCCATTTACCTTGTCATTCAGGTTATAGCTGTTGCCGAATGTGAGATATGGCAACCAACCATTCTTTCTTGTGTATACTCTACAGCGAATACTTCCTTTGCTTACCTTGATAGCAAGCCACTTAATCGAAACATTATCACCTTTTCCAGCCCAGTCGATTTTATTCACCACTGGTGGCCACCATCTGTCTGTGAAAGCCTGATATGTAATATCGACCTGTCCTAAATCTTTCTTTGTAGCCGGTGCCGGCTTAACAGAAGGTGTGACAGGCTGAACACTTTCACCGAACTCCATGTAGCAATGGTTGACATCTACTCTTCCACTGACTCCATCTACCTGTCCATCAGAAGAATACTGCCAAATCGCATACTGACCATTGTATGTATCTTCCGGAAGATTCTTGTATCTTGCCATCCACTCAACATATTTTCCACGTACATTGCCGAGATAGTTGTTGAACCAACTCAGTGACGCGTAGATTCCCGGAGTATATCCAGCTGCTTTAAGTCCTTCGCAGACAATCTCACAGCATTTAGGTGCGTATCCCTGTGTGCCTGGTTCCTCAACATCAATGAAGATAGGTAACTGGAAGGTATGACCTTTAATCAGTCTTAAAATGTGAGCAAGCTCGCTCTGTGCCTGTCTGTCACAAGTTGCGTAGCTGTACAGATAGACTCCTACCGGGATTCCAAGTCTTTCGCACTCTGCAAGGTTGCGGATCCACTGTTTATCATCCTGTGATGCGATATCGTCTCCGTAACCACATCTAAGAATAGCTCCGGCACAACCTGACGCCTTGACTCTTTCCCAGTTGATAACTCCATTATGATAAGATACGTCAATAATCAGATTACTCATACCATCCACCTTCTTTCAGTTCTGCTTTCTTCTGCTCAATCTCCGCTGCGTGTTCCTCTGCAAATTTCTCCATAGTTTCCAGTGAAGTCCCTTCGTTATCAGAGATTTCCTTTGCTGAAAGTCCGTAGGCGAAACTCTTAATAATTTCTTTTACCGTCTGTTCTGTCATAATATTCTCCTTTCTTGCACTGGTGCAATTCTACTTTTTCTTATATGCGTTTCTGTTCCACATCTCTGTCACTCTCTCCCAGCCACCAGTACTCACTAAATAGACGATGAATGCAGCAATGAATGATGCAAAAATGTAATACCACTCAATTACTATCTGATAATAAGTACACAAGACGATTACTGCTACTGGTGTCAGGATCAGAGATGTAATCAGTGCCACAACATTCGTCTGTACCTTCTTCAGTGCCGGCATCTCCTTGATTGTCTGCACGATCACGCTGACCAAGAAAGCCAGCACTCCGATTCCTGCCAAAATGTAACTCATGTACTGCATTAATGTTTCAATGTTCATGTTCAATTCCCTCCAAATCACTAATTCTATGGTTTGCTACTCTGATCTGTTCCTCCTGAACAGAAAGTCTCTTTTCAATACTGTATGTTCGCTCAACTACATTGTTGTGCTTATCTACTCTTTTTGTCAGCTCATCCAACTTGTATTCCATAAGAGCTCTTGTCTTTTCCTGCTGTCCGTGATTGTTCAGTAGACAAATCACTAGCGTTACGCCTGCTGAGATGCAGGCTGAAATAATTGTTTCCATAGCCATACTTCTTTCTTTAAAATTTATATTTTGGTCTCTCTTCTCCCCACAATAACCATCTGATCCAATCATCCAGGTACACCGCTACCGCTGAAAGGAGAAACCATAATACTGTAAACTGTGGACAAATCTGCCCTAATAAGTTTCCAGGCAAATTACTATAATCCCACACATTCCATCCTAATATGATATTCACAATAATCCCGGCAATCAGTTCCAATAACGTTATGATGATAGCTCCTGCTGCCATCTGCCAGCGCATTGCAAGATCTCTTCGTGTATACTCATTAATACATCCGATCAGATAAAACGCCATCCCTCCAACCAGAAACATGGACCAGTGACTTCGTCCTCTTGTGAAAAGTTCAATCAGCACATACAGAAAACCGCCAATTCCAAACAGAATCAGCGATCTTAGCCATCTCATACAGACTGAGCCGCGATCATCGCTTTTAACGGCTCAGACTGATATTCTACAGGAATATCCATTCCATAAGTGACTTTTTCAACTTCTTCTTTGTCTTCCAGTGATCTAATGTAAATTCTCAAATCTCTGAAGTAAGTTACATGCCATGTAACGTGAGACATTGCCGTGGTCGTGATTCGTGCCATATCTGCATTACTGTAAAACTTACAGTGTTCTTCCTCATCTGATGTATGCCACGGAATATTTTCTTCTCCTGCTGCCACCTGTCCCTGTAATCCTACAAGGCTTGTCTGATCATGTTCAGTTAATGTGAAATGCTCTACACTTCCATCCGTAAGTGTTACGTTTACACCCTCAGCAATCACGCTCTGCTGTGCAGTGTTCATTTCACTGACCTTTTCTTCCTGCACTTCTTCCAGTGTTGGCACATACGGTTCTGGCTCTGGTTCAGGTTCTGGCTCTACATATACACTGCCATCATCGGACAAGATATATCCTTCCCCCTGTTCTCTGTAAAGAGTTGTAAAGTTATCGTATTTTCCATATACATTTCCTTCATCTGTCACAAGATGAAAACCGGACAGATTCTTTTCTGTATTCTCAATCAATACATGATGTGGATCCTGCACTGTTACATTTCCGATAACCGGATCTTTCTGATCTAAAAAAAGAATGTTCATATTTCTCCCTTCTGTGGAGTTCTTAATTAAATGGCAAATTAGAGAAGAAGGTGGATGCCACTACTTTAGGATTTGGAATTTCTGAAACATTCACAGGACAGTACCTTAATTCAAAGCCCATCTATCAGAAAATGATATCTGTCGGAGCATTACCGAATAATACAATGAAATCTATAAGCACAGGTATTACTGGTGCTGATTATGTCTGGGTTGATATGGAAAATAGTTTTGCATTCAATTCCGGTGCAAGCTATCCAATTCCGTATGTGGATCCTAGAGCTGTGGCAAATTCCATAGGTGTAAGGATTACAAGTAACGGCGCAACGGTTATTGTATCGACCGGAGCAAACTGGTCCACATATTCCGGAAGTATTACTCTGAGGTATACCAAGAAGTAATTATTTCCAAGTACCCTTCACATCATAATTAAGATCTGTTGATCTGGAGGTCGAACCATATTGCAAGATAGTCCCTTTCATGGCGATCCCCGACACAGATGCATTGCCAGTCCATACAACACCAGAGTTATTCGCTGTGTGTTGTACGGATGAAATGGTTTTAGCAGTAATCCCAATATTCAGATTCTGATATTGAGCGTAATAGACACCGCTTGTTCCAATCTGATTTGCAAATACGAGATCCGTGATTGCTACATGGCCATATGCTTCAAAGCGTCCATCTGCGTATTTCTTCACATATCTGTTATCGCTGACTTTGATCAGCTCATATGATTTGCCATTTAATTAAGAACTCCACCTCTTTTCTTCTCAATAAAAAATTGTACAAAAATAACACCTGACTATTGCCAAGCGTTTTTCAATCTCTATTTTTCTTACTGCTATGCGCTTAAATATTTTTTATGATGATACTGAACAGCTTCCTGATCCACCGTGCAATACCTCATTGTTGTTTCCGGCTTGGAATGTCCCGCTAAAATCATTGCTTCTTGAAGTGGCATTCCACGATTCAACGCATTGGTCAATGCTGTCCGCCGAAATCTATGAGGATGAGCCTTCTCCACATTGGCTCTTTTTCCAATTCTTCTTATAATATCCTCGATCCCCGACTTTGACAGACGTTCATGACCACCCTTTAACGATACGAACAGCGCCGGATCTGTATCTGTCCGTCCTTGTAAATATTCTTTCAAGTATAGGTTCGTCTTTTCATTGATGTACACTCTCCTTTCTTTCCCGCCTTTTCCATATACAACCAGATCTCTGCTGGCAAACTGAACGTCTTCACGATTGATTCTTGATAATTCCGATACCCTGACCGCTGTAGAATACAAGAATTCCACCATAGCCTTGTCTCTAATCGTATCGCATTCTCTCAACAATTTTTCTCGTTCTTCATCCGAAAAAGGCTTCTTAATTATTGTCTCAACTTTAATCTCTTCCACCATAATCATTGGATTTAATCGGATTCTGTTCCGATCCCGTAGCCAACCGAAGAAGCTGCTGTATACCGCCCTCACATTTTTCAATGTCTGGTTTGACACTTTTCTAATTGCTTTATAGGCTCTCATATACTGTGAGATATCTCCGGCAGTAATCTGTGCTACTTCTTTATCAATATAAGATAACAGCCGTTGCAGTTCGTATTGATACCGCTTTACTGTCTCAGGTGACTTACCGCCCAGTGACTTACTCATCAGAAAGTCTTGCAGATCTGTCATCCATTCATTACTGACAGCCTTTACCGATGTTTCCTCCACAATTTTACAGCCTGCCAAAACAATCATAAGAACATTTTGTAGCTCTTTCTGCTGTTTTTCCTGTAGAACTCCCTGCATTCTCCTTAAGATCTCCATAATTTTCTTTTCCATTCTTCCTGCTCCTTTTTGCTTTCAGTATAACAAAAGGAACTGCGTTAAATGGCAAATCAATTATAGACATAAGTAAAAATCACTGTAAATTTGCAAATGGTTTGATTGTTCAATGGGGAACAGGATCGTTTCCAAGTTCATCGTCAGGTGGGCAAGGGTATGCAACGATAACATTTCCTATACCATTTTCAGATAAATCTTACACTGCTATTGCTTGCGCAAAATATCCTGGAACTGCAATCCCAGCGTTTATGGTATCTACAGATATCGTGAGTACCTCAAAAATGTATATATATGGACGAACCGGCAATTTAACAGCAATAACAGGTGCTGAATGTAGATGGATTGCTATAGGTTATTAATTTCTACAAATCATAGGACACATCTAACCATATATAGGTATCTTTCTGAAATGAAGAGTTAATCTGATAAGTTATAGCACCATTCGTTTCTATGATTACACATCCGATGCCTATAAGTGTCCAATTATCTTTCGTTACAATTGCAGGAAATGCTCCACTTCCAGGCGGTGCTATTTCAGCCGGAATTGATCCACCGTTATATCGAGTATTGGCATTTCCAAGGCCAGTTGTATATAACCCAGCCATAATAGAAACTCGATTATTCTTTTTTGTGATACGCTGGTTTCTTATAGCAAGCGATCCTCCTTGTGATATGCTATACTTCTTTTCTTCTAATTTGCCATTTAACTCAGTAATCTCATCTTCAAGTGCCTTTCCCTGTCTTGCATCCAGTGCATATCCTGCTTCTGTTGTAAGAAGATTATTGATCACATTCGCATTATTCAGTTTCTTTCCATCCAGTACCTTTCCCTGGTATCCATCCAGAACAGTACTTCCGGCTGATGCTGTTGTCAGGTTATTGGCTACTGATCGGAATGCAGACGTACCGAGATCTTTAAAGTACTTTGCGATTTTTCCAAGTATCGTCCCGAATTTCTCATTGCTTATGATATTTTCTCTTGTACTTGCCGTTGTAAATGCTACCTGAGCATTTGCATCTACAGTCCCTGTCGGACCTTGCGGACCGGCGGGACCAGTTGGTCCCGTGTCTCCTTTCGGTCCGGTTGCTCCGGTCGCTCCAGTCGCACCGGTTGGTCCCTGCGGTCCGGTTGCGCCTTTTGCGCCCTGTGGGCCTTTCAGGTTTCCGGTATACACCCATTTTGCTACAGATGCAGCACCGCCAACTGTACACCGGTATGTATTTCCTGTTGATGTGTTCAGATAGTTATCATTTACAATGGCGTCTGTGATTCCTGAACTGGGAAATACTGTTGCCGTTGTGCTTGTTCCCGTGATTGCCGTTCCCTGTGTCCAGCGGCTTCCTCTGGTTCCGGTTGGTCCTGTAGGTCCAACCACCTGTCCTAGATCAATCTGTCTTGCTGCCATTGTATATTCCTCCTAGCTTTCGTATACTGCGATCAAGTGTCCATTGCCGATCTTGAATGTCGGAGTCTGTCAATCCGTATGCAGTCTTTTCTTTTTCTCCCTCTTCGAAATATACTCTTATCATGCTGTCACCTCCAATACATATTTCAATCTTCCATCCACAATTTTCAACGGTGGGGCTGTATCGTATGAATCGTATGTCAGGATAAGATGTCCTGATTCTACCGACATTGCAAATACTCCCTGATCTAATGATGTGATCACTGCATTCGCATCTTTTCCTGCCGGCCCTTGTGGTCCAACTGGTCCGGTATCACCTCTTGGACCATTTTCTCCGTCTTTTCCTGGTTCTCCCTGAATCCCCTGTTCGCCCTGCGGGCCAGTTGCTCCGGTTGCTCCTCGGAAATCTCCATTTTGTAGCTTTTTGGTTAGTGTCTCACTAATCTCTTCCGCTGTCTTTGCAGCATTCTCAGCATGCTTTGTAGCTTCTTCCATGCCTTTTATGAAGTTGTTTATCCATCCAGCTTCATTCTCGCTTTCCGGAACATCTCCTTCACTGAAATTCCGATGTACTTCTATCGGCTGATCGAATGTTACAAGCCTCTCCTCATCCATTGTGAGTACAATCTGAAGCACACTTTTTCCAAGTTCTGCGAATGTCTGGTCTTTTACAATCACCCTCACGGTATTCTCAATGATCGGGCATACATTATATGTTGCTTTTTTTGACGGCTTCAACACGAATGCTTTTGCCGTTGCCCCTTCCGGAATCTCATAATCCCGGAAATGGAAATAGATTGGGAGAGCATTCGTCCCTCTTACATAATCAATCTTTTCCTTAATCCTGTTCTCCAGCACATAGACATCTCGTTCTATATAGTTCACTTTTCTCCTCCTTATCCAGGAATCCATCTGACGATATACAACCCTTGCACCGGTGCAACTCCACCTCCCGGATATCTCAGCACATACTTCCACGGAAAGTTATAGTATCCATGCACATGAATCTCTTTTCCGGTCTGATCTCCGGTCTGTCCTCCGGTAATTCCACCGAATTCGTTCTGTGAAGCAGCAACCAGCTGGCCATTCCCAATTGACATTTCTGTATGGTTTCCTGGTTTTAACAGGACATCTCCCCGGATCAGCCCTGATCCGGTGGCTAGATTGACCTGTGAAGTCACATCCTTGAAGCCTGCTGCCAGAAACACATCATACATTGTTCCTGTAGCTGGTGTGTATCCTGGCCTCGTATTCAGCCCTGCATTGTAGTATGCCCAGCATATTAATGAGGAACAATCGTAATCTGGTCCGTCTCTGTGCGCCTGATCGTATCCATGACTGTTATCATTCGCAATCGATATTGCCCATTCCACTGCCTTTTCAATAACCTGACTCCCATCCGCATATTTTGCGAGATAGTCGTACCATTTTCGTGCTGCACTCCGTCTTTCGGATTCTACCTCAACTCCTGCTCGTTCGAAGTTCTTCAGAAACGCGCTTGCGAGATATTCCGGTGATTCTTTGCTGTTCTTATATGCACCCCATGTCATTGAATAAGCACTTGTCGCAATCCACTGACCACTTGATGCAGACAGTGCATCAATCCAATACATCTGCCCTTCCGGATCCGTAATTCCGTATCCGTTCGAGTTTGCCCAGTTCGTATAGTTGGTGGCCGGTGTCCACTGAACCAATCCGAAGCCACCAGAATAGTTTCCTTCTTTCAGGCTCTGCCAGAGTCCAGGATTAATGTTGGACTCTTTTTCCATGTTTCCAAGAATCCCACCGATCGCATTCAACGTCCATCCTTTTCCTGCGAAATATTTATAGACCTCCAATGCGTTTCCTTGCATCTGCGATTCCGTCAGATACTTGTTTCCTATCGTCCAGCTCACTTAGAAACTCCCTTCTTTTGTGTTTCCTCCAACAATGCTTCCATTTTGGACGTTGATATATGTTCCATCCGAAAAGACGAGCTTTCCTGTTTTGGTCTCTTGTCCTCCGATGTTATATGTTCCGCATGAAAGAGAAGCCTTTCCTTCTGCATTCAACGCTATATTTCCCTCATTCGTCACAAGCACGGAGGCATATTTGCCGCCATAAGATTGTACGCTCACTCCACTATTCTGGTAGTGTACAATTCCCACTGTCTTTCCTTCTGTGTTTCTCACAAATATTGATCCATTACTGATCAACACGCCGCCTTCGTCTGCATGGTCTACCACAATTCCCTGATTTGTCAATGCTACAACCGTATTTCCATTCGCATCCAGTACCTTTGCGGTGCCATCACCATTCTCTTTTCCTCCCAAGATCAGTGTTCCACCCTTGATTCTATCTGCCAGCATCGTTCCGGCAACGATGAAATCTGCGAAGAATCCCTGTCCCGTTCCGAAGGTACTCCACTTCCAATCTCTTCCATCTGCTGTGCGCTCTGAAGCAATCTCGAATCCCAATGTTCCAAGACACATAGCACCAAACGTTTCAGACTTCGGATCAAGATCTTCAAATAGGATTGCTCTTACCATCTGCTTTTTTGCGACCGTAGACTGTGCTTTTATCTGAGCCTTAACGCCATTGATGATTCCCTGAATCTGCTGCCCGATCACCGTTCCATCTGAACGGATTGACTGGTCAACCCGGCTCATTACAGAAGAAACATTGTTCAGAAAATTGTATTGAAACTCTCCTAATTTCACAAATGTCAACTTGTTCCTAACCGCATCCCATTCCAACTCAATCACTCTTGCATCTGACTTAATTCCAAGTTTTGAGTGATTACAGTGCACGGTATCTCCTAGTGATACCATTTCCAGGCTTTTTACATCTTCGTATAGTTCTGTATTCTGCAGAAGCTCCATGTCTGCTTCAATGGTTACTTTCGGCTTATCCACACCTTCGTCATATTGTTCCTGGCATTTCTTTTTCAACGCTTCCTCTAGCTGTTTCTGCGTTTCACATATTGTCACTCCGTTCTCTTCGTCATCCTCCTGCGCATCTTCACGCATTTTCACATCCTCGAACTTCATTGTTCTGTAATGTATTGTCGGATATTTTTCAATCAGAGGTGAGTCCACCCACGGTGTGTCTCCCTCGATCATATATCCATTGTAAGATTTTGGAACAATCCTTGTAGCAACTTCACTCATGTCTACCATCTCTGAAAAGCCATCCTTAACTATGTTTTTTCCATACATCACCTGTACACCATAGTCTCCTCCTGCTTTTTCATTGATGATCACTTGATAATTATCATACAGGATTTCCCCGCCCCATCTGGAAACAAATGCATTATCATCACTTCCATTGATTGCCTCTATCAGGTTCATCGTCTGATAATAGGCTGTTGATACCTTCTTGATGTCCGATTTTGCCTGATATTGCGGAGTTTTCTCTGTCATAACGTCCAGAGCCTCCTGTCCACTTTTGTTTGTTGGTCTGACATCTACCAGGAAACAATCTTCTTTAGCATCCATAAAAATAGGAGTAAGTTCTGCACTTACCCCCGAATCTTTCTTTTCTTTGCTTCTTATCCGAAATAGTTGGATTCCATTAAAAGACGGCATTTTCACTACTGCATTTTCCTCAATGTACTTCCATCTTCCTTCTAGGTCAATCGGATGTTCTATATTCGCTGTCCATTCTCCATTGAGGATGACATGAATAATGGCTTCTTCCGGAAGCAGTGTCATATCTCCATTATGCCTATAATCTATATTATCCTGTCGGTATATCTGAATCATAAGCACCTCCAGTTTGGAATCACTTCCAGCTCGAATCCATCTGTGATTGCTATATCATTCATTCCTTCCTGTAGCACAAGATCGTCATAATCCCCAAATACCGCTATATTGCTCAGTGTTCCATCTTCGCGATAAGCCAGCTTTCTGTCTGTATCAATCGTCAGATTCTGTCCAACATCAGCTTCCATTCTCTTCCCATTGACCATCAAGCTGCATCTTCCTTCTCCATAGATCTTGTAAATTGGGTAAGATATCTCGTATGGATTCCTCTTCACTTCTTCCGCCGAATGAGGATGCTGTCCCTTGTCCAGATACCGCAGACCATCCTTTGTTGTGAAGGTTGCTGTAAAATTGCAGATTCTCTCACTTGTATGTTCTGCTTCGTCCATCTGAACTTTCAGGATTTTGTAAAAATGTCCTGGATCTGTCCCAAGTCTTAGCTTCTTATTTCTTCCCGACAGCCACTTTCGTGCTTTTCCAAGACGATTCTCCCAATCTTCACTCTTTCCTATAAAATTGAATGATATCTTAATCTCTGTTGATTCGTAGCCCCCATCCAGCAGATACATGGTTCCATCACTCCCCGGTATTTCTATCGAAGATTCTTTTCTTACTGCTGTTGGCATTGAAGGAAGCTCTTTCGCATAGATCTCCATGCTTGAGCCTGATATTCCGTTGTATTCTACTTCCATCATGCTCCCACAGCTCCTTTCTTCCATTTCACGCTGGAGGATATCTTCCTGATTACCGCGTCCGTAAGAATCTCTGCAAGCTTCTTATCGCCCAGTGCAATGTTATTTTCAATAACAAATGTCAGCTCTGACAGTGCCTCTGCAATCATCTGAGCAAGCGCAGCATTGTTTGTCTGCATCTCATCACGGATGTATGTCTTCAGCAAGTCAATTGGAAGAACCGCCTCTGCTCCTGCTTCTCCACCGCCCATTGCTCTATCTCCGTTCATGCCGAAAATAGTTGGGCTGTTCAAGATACCGCCGTTTGCGTACCAGTCAACCGAAAACTTTGGAACTTTTGGCGGAACAAGCGACCATTCTCCACTCGCTTTGAAATGTGGAAGTTTAATTTTGGGGAGTTTCCACTCAAAGTTGAAAAATCCCTTGATTTTGTCGATTACTCCCTTGATGAAATCACGAATCGATGTAAACACCGCATTGACTCCGTCTCTGAACCCCTCGCACTTTGTATATAACAATGCAAAAATTGCAATCAACGCAACAACTGCTGCGATAACCAAAAAGATTGGATTTGCCCTAAGAATTGCGTTAAATGCTGCGAAGGCTGTTTTTGCCCCACTGATGGTTGGCGTTAGCTTTGATGTGACATCAATCACAGTGGACACGCCACCAGAAACCTTGCTGATTATACTGAAGACGGGTCCTAGTGCTGCAACCAACAGCGCACACTTGATTATCATTTCCTGTGTACCAGGAGACAGTGAATTCCAACCATCAATGATGTCATGAAGAATCGGAGTGACAATATGTAAACAATCCGCAAGGACTGGTCCTAATGCATTTCCAACTTCAAATCCAGCATCTTTCAATTCGTTCAGTGTCAACTTAAACTGGTCAGCCGGATCCAGTGTAGCTTCAAACGTATCGTTGACACTTCCGAGGTTATCATTGAGCGATGCGCCTAATTCGTCAAAGTTTAACTTTCCACTTTGGCAGAACTCTGCGAGTGCTGGACCAGCTTTCGCTCCGAACAGCTCAACCGCAGCATTGTAAGCCTCAGAAGAACTCCCTGCATTAACCATCGTATCTTGCAGTTCTGACAGCGCATCTTTCATGCTCTTGCCCTCTTTTGATGCATTGACAAGGGCTTTCTTAAGTCCTGCCATAACTGCACTTGTGTCAACTCCTGACGTCTCGCACTGACCGAGAAATGTAGCAGCGTCTGCTGCAGACATCCCTAGTTCCTTGAGTGATGCTGCGTTGCTCACCATCGATGAGGATAGAGTATCCATTGAGATTCCAGTATCCTGTCCGACTTTGTTCATTGTGTCGAGCAATGCGCCAGCATCTTCAGCTGTCAGATTGAATGCCTCAATAACTTTCTGAGTGTTATCAACGGAAGAAGATACGTCTGTATCATTTAATTCGGCGAACCGAACAAACTTTGCCGATAAGTCTTCCAGTTCTTGTCCTGTGAGATGGAATCGTGTGTTGACCTCTCCAACAGCAGAACCAGCTGTCGCAAAGTCTGTTGGAATGGTTTTTGCGATATTTCTTGCGGAATCCTGCATTTCTTCCAGCGCATCGCCAGTAGCTCCTGTCTTCTGCACGATGATGTCCATTCCTTCATCGACTTGCGCCCATGATGCCATGATGCCTGCGCCTGCTGCCGCAACTGGAGCCGTCACATTCTTTGTGAGTGAACTTCCAATCTTTCCGGTGGTATCGCTGAAGTCCTTAACCTTCTTGGAGTAATCTTCCAGTGTCGCAGCACCGCTTTCCAGCTTCTTGTTTACATCTTCAAGTCCGCTCTTGTAGTTATTCAGAGATGCTTTCGCATTATCCAATTGCTGCCTTGTTTTGGAGATAGCAGCTTCATCTCGCACTTGTGCGTTCTCCTGTGCTTTCAAGATTTCTGTCAGCCTATCTACTTTCTGCGTGTACGCTTCTGTCTGATTCTGCAGATATTCCTGTGTAGCTCTCAGCTTTTCAGCAGATGATGTACTTTTGTCCCACTCGGATTTCGCAAGTTTAAATGCTGACCTATTCTCGTTCACTGCATTATTTACGTCTGTCAATGATTTCTTAAAGTCAACAGCTCCGTCTGCTTTAAATGTCAAGCCTACAGTTTTCAAATCAGTACTCCCCAATCAAAGCCCCTCCTTTCGCTTTTTCTAGTTCGCAGAATACCTCTAGGCACTCATTAAAAAAGACGGGATCTGAGTTCCAAAATTCCTCTTCGCTCATTCCCATCTTTCTCGCTGAGACCATATATTCTGCCCAGTTTATATCCATTACTTCGCTGATTTCTTCGTCCTTGGAGCAATAGACTTCTTCGCCTGTTCTTTTTTTTTATATTCGTTGAGTCTTTTTTCAAACTCCTCGAAAATCTCACGGATGCTGTCGGCATCCATCGGAGTCAGCATCATTGCCTCTTCCTCGTCTACTTTGAGACCGTTTGACCGAAGAATCACATAGATTAGTTTGCCTGCAAGTTCGACATTCTCCTCTTCGGTCAGATCTTCCTCTGTTCTTCCGTCCAGTTTTTTGTCAATCCCATTCATTTTCACTAGATATAAAGTGTAAAAATTAACTTTTACTTCTAATTTCGATCCGTCTGTTAATTTAATCAGCTTGGATTTCATGCGATCACGCTCCTACTGCTGTTGTAAGGTCTGCATCCGTCAGAATCGGTTTTGCGAAGAACTTCTCTTCTGTAAGTCCTTCTGGTGCCGTGGACTCTGTGACCTTGCTCACGATGTTTCCTGCTGCGTCAAACGGATATGCTCTAATCTTGATCGTGTCGGTCTGTTCACTTGCTTTTTCTTCAGATGTTGCAATATCATCAGAGTTCTCAACAAGCTTGCATTTTGGGAACCACTCATAACGAGATTTTCCGTTTTTCAGTTTTACAACCTTGCCATAAGCGAAGAATGGTCTTTCGCTCTTTCCGCCGGCAAGGATAAGTCCTCCTGTTCCTTTTGTCTCTCCGCGCATTTTGGATATTGTATCGTCCGGGAATGCGATCACAGATACCTCAATGTCGATGCTGGACATCGGTGAATCTGAATCATAGATTTTTCCGGATGCATACACATCACTTGTCTCGGAGTTCTCAGTTACCTTTACACTCTTAACGACTTCTGTTTTTTCAACATCAGCTTCGTAAGTACCGTCGTACTCTCCACCCTCTGTTGTGTTTGCAAAACACATATACTGTGCACCGACTGTCTGTTTCATAGCCGGTTTTTTTGTATTAATAGCCATTTATTAGCCTCCTAACCGAAGATGGATTCTGCCATCTTCTTATAGTATTTTTCTTTGTTTCTTTCAAAGAGTGGCTTCAAGTGTGCCCTTGCTGCCATCTTCCTGGTTCCATGCTCAAGCATTGGACCGTAATACTTGCCCCATCCAACTTTGATTCCGCTGTCAGTTCTTTCCAGTGCAAATGTATTCACGATATGCGTATACCCTGCTTTTGTGATCTGACTTCGTGGTTTTGGGAGTCTAAGAAGGTCATTAACGAACTCCTTCGCTCCCTCTTCCACTGCGTCAAGTGCTTTGTCAGAGCTTACATTCTCGGAATACTGTTTCAACAGTTCCTCGAAATCTTCAAATCCTCCACCGTCAAAGGTTATCTCGCTACTCATCCAATCACTCCATCAGTTGTTATTGAAAAATAAGAGTGCCATACACGGTCTTCTGTCACGTATTCGTGAGCAATGGTCGGATGGTAGCCAAGCTCATTCAGACGGTTTTTCAGTGCGATCAGTTTCGGATCGCGTGGCTTTCTAGCGTAAAAACTAATCTGCCATGTGATCTCATTCTCATAATCATCTCCGGATGCCATTGTATCTTCCCACATGATCTCCCAGTAATCAATTCTTGGAAATACCTTTTCATTTTTGAGACTACTGACTCCCTCATTCACAGGGCAGCCACTATCGTGCAAGATCTCACTCAGTTCTTTCTGTGTCATCGATTACCTCTCTTTCATATGCCGGTGTCTTCAATGTCAGCTCCGACTCTTTAAATCCATCTTTCGTAGTTGTATGAGCAATATTATAGATTTCATGCTGTTCCCCATCGATAAGACAGATGTATTTGCTGTTGATTTTCTTATACTGCGGTATTGCAAGCTTATAAGTTACCTCAACGCTGTCTGCTGACAGTTTGGCTCTTGTCGTGTCGTACACTGCAAGCTCACGATACCAAATACGTAATCTGGTGTACTTAAGGCTCTCCTCCGGATAGTCTTCTGACTCGTCATTTGTTATCTCATACAGTTCTAAGACTCCGTCTGTATACTCAGGCATTGCCATCTGCATCCACCTCCGTCTCCATCTGCCAGGTTAAGATCATACTGGAATAATTGTCCATGAACTCACTGACTCTGTGATGGTAAGCATAATACATATAATTTTTCAATAGCATCCGATAGGTCAAGTCTTTTATGATACTGCAGCCTGGATTCAATCTCCCAACTGCGTGTTCACCTTCTTTTGCCAAGTTTGCAAGTTGCTTGTCCTCGTAGTATGGCGGGATCTGGAACTCTTCCCGCATTTCTTCTACAAGACTGGCAAGTTCTTTCTCGTTCATATCCCGCCTCCTGCTCTAGCTTAGGCCTGTTTCGGCACTGTTACCTGATTTACTGGAAGAACGTACTCTTCAAGCTTTGTAACATCAAAGACAACTGCAACGTTATCATCAACTGCACGACCGTTTGCGTGGCATTTTGCCACGATAAGATCTGCATCCTCAATCGCTTTTGTCTGATCATACTCATCAACGCGAACTCCTGCTGTTCCCATTGTGTAGTATCCGGCGATTGTAAATGCAGCTTTTCCTTTTGGACAGTTAGCATCAACAATTTTTTCGATGTCAATGAATGACTTGTTGACATATCCGCCTGTCAGAGCCTCTCCGTACATACACGGATCCACATATTCTGCTTCGTCTGACGGATTGCAGATAAGATAGAGCTTATCAACCACACGTTTTCCATCATTAGTAAGAGTCTTTCTAACCTCTGCAAGCCCCTTCGGAGAGAATTTTGTAACCGTAGTGAGAACAGTTTTTGCTTTATTTGTTCCGTCTGACTCTACTGTTCCGATCTGACGGAAGATTCCGATTGGACCTGTCTTTCCATCTCCATCGAGGTATCCTTTTACAAGTCCGTCCTGCATGGCCTCAGACAGAATAGCCATGAAATATCTGTCAACGAATTCCATAGACAGCTCTCTGATTGATTTTGGAATAACAAGGTAAGCTGTGAGCTTGTGAAGATCAATATTCAGAGCTGTTACCTCTGCTGAAAGTTCGCCTTTGATAGCGTCTGTAAGAGGACCCCAAACCGCTGCACCTGAATGAGATGCCACAATCCATTTCTTCACGTTTGCCGGTGCCATATTTACAAGTTTCAGGATTGGCGATGCTTTCTTAACATCATCCAGTGTACGATCAATAATCTCTGTCGGAATGATGTCGATCTGGTTTGCTGTGAACGCCTGCTTGATGTCCTTAAAGTTCTCGTAGAATTTCTTCTCTTCCTGCGAAAGGTTTCTAAGTCCGAGTTTGCTCTTGTACTCAGCATCTCTGCTTGCTCTTTCTGCCTCTGCTACTACCTGCTGAATCAGATCAGCGTGTGCTGCTTCATTGATCATTTCGATTGACTGCATGATTGCTTCTGCTTTCTCCTCTGCCGGAGCGCTATCAAGAAGCTGCTTTACTTTATCTTTGACTTCCTGGCTTAAATCTTCAATTCTCATTCTTTATTTCCTCCTTCAAAAAAAATACCCCAGCCGGTACTATCTTTGTGTTTCTGTTTCGGTGTCTGCAATGTTTCAAACATTGTGCTCAGTTTGTTTGCCACTTCTTCTGCAAGTGCGTGTGCATCTACAACTAGCTCTGCCTGTTGCACCGGTGCAATTTCTGTTTTGGTGACAGCATTTCTAATGATTCCGAAAGCTGATTGCTTAATTCCATCATCATCATTTTTCTCTGTCTTTGTTGCAAATCCATATTCTACAGCCTCATCCGCTGTGATCCATGACTCATTGTCCATAAGTTCTCTCACTTTGTCCTCCGAGATGGATACCCTGCTCATATAAGCATTGACTGATGCCTGAGTAATCTTGTCAAGATCTTCTGCTGCCTTCCTTAGCTCTTCAGCGTTTCCGCTTGTATATGTCCACGCATTGTGAATCATCAGCAATGAGGCTTCATTGATCACGCGCTCATCTCCTGCCATAAAAATGACCGATGCTGCAGAACACGCAAATCCATCACAGACTGTAGTAACCTTCATGTCGCTGTTTTTCAGCGTATTATAGATTGCCAGTCCTTCAGCAACTTCGCCACCATAGCTGTTAATATGCACATTAATTTCTGATGCTTCAAGGCTCTGTAGTTCCTTCACAATTCCGCTGGCCGATACATCACTCTCGCTCCACGGCCATGATGTGATATCCCCAAAGATATACAGATCTGCTACATTATTTTTTGACTCCAAAAAATAATACTTCTTTGCTTCCATGTTATTTTCCTTTCTTTGGTATTACTGTTTAACGGACAGCTCCGAGATAATTGGATCACCTCCTATGAATCAGGTTTCTTGTGCCGCATTACTGTTTCCCTCCCCTCCGTAATTCTTTGTCAGAGCTCGCTCTGTACTGAATTCTGTATTGAGTAACGGATATCCGACCATCTCTCTGATTTCATCGAGATGGAATCCAATTCCTCTGAGTTTATCAAGATTTACTGCGCTATCCACAACATCAACATGTTTAAAGCGCGCAAGCCATACCATGACTTTCTCGTTTTTGCCGCAGTAATCATCCTCTCCGACAACATAAGCTGTCAAAGTATCATTTATCACTTCTGCTATCGGACTGACAGCATATGTGATAAATTCATTTGTTGCGTCTGATTTTTCTGTGATATTGCCATTAAACACAGCCTCTGGAATATCGAAAGCATTTGCCACCTCGTTATTGATCTGCAAAGCCATCTTTGCCAGTTCTTCAGCTTTCACTGCTGTATTTATTTGTAGCTGTTCCACGGATGCATTCTCTTGTTCTGTTAAAACTTCAAGGGCATCTGACGTCAGTAGTTTTTTAATTTTTAAAACATACTGGTCTTTTGTCATTACCTTGTCTGTACCATCTGCTTGCTTTTCTCTGAATGATAATGCATTCGTTCCAAGCTTCAATTTGAATCTTGGTTGGCTGGACAGCTGCATCATTGCATTAATGGAATCCATCGTCTTATCAAATTGCCCTACTACATTCTGTAAGTACAATCGAATCCTTGCATTGTCATATCTTAGATGAATCACTTCATCAGATTGAAATGTGCTGAAAATTGTAAGATTTTCACCTCCGCAGCTTAACATCACATCTTTGTAAACTCGCTTCAGCATCACTTCATTCGTGTGTGACCATGATGTCGCTCTGTAATATTTACCATTTAGCGGAATAATCAGAGCTTCTTGTTCTGTTAGCAGCTGCTTAACCACTTCCGTCCAGAACACTGTCCCACATTCGTGGTCATTGGGCTGTACGTTTAGCCTGTATTCTTTCTTGTTTTTTTCTTTGCTCTCCGTCTGGATCAGTATGTCAGACTTCGCTATTGCCTTGGCGATCATCATAATTGCTTTCTCAATGGCAAGCTTTGAAAGATTCAGCTTTTCCATGTCAACTGCAATGATTTCCGCCAAAGACTGTATCTCTTTGTTTCTATCTTGGAATAAAAAATCAAACATTTTCTCTTTCTCCTATTAAACATAGATTATCTGAACTTCCAGCTCATCCTTGCAGAACATAGCCACATCAAAAGCCATAAATCCATCATTTTTTCTTAACTTCGGTTCAATTTTGCCGAAATTTTTATTTCCAAACTTATCCTCGCTCACGCTTGTGTTATTCGTGTACCACCGCATGATTGCTGATGGTCCGAAGTTGATCATCCCCTGTGAGAACATAGACTGAATAAACGGAGCAATAATTCCTGTTGCTGACGTTATCTTTCTAACCAGCCGAACAATGCCATGTGGGTTCTTCTTATCCTCAATCGTGAGACCTCTTTCTTCAAACGCCGTCTTGAATAACGTGTAGCGATAAGTATCCATTGCTATTTTCTTCACATCATAGTCTTGGAACTGTTTCATGCACCAGTCGGCTATTATATTTACATCAATCACCGGACCTTGGACAACTTCAAAATCCTCAAACTCTTCTTGTCCGACATTGCGCAACGGAAATTTGATTGAATCAATGAACGGAGAGTCTGCACAGATCCATGTGTGTTGTCTCCATATCCACTCTCCATCATCTGTCTTGGTCAGAATGCCAGCCGATGCGAAGTCTCGCACATCCGCATAGTCAATGCCAATCACTGCTGCCTGTCCTCGCGTGTCCAATGTTATCCGCGGAATCTTGCGTTCCAATTCTTCCATTGTCTCACCTTCATAACATGCTCTCAGGACATTTTGCCATGTTGTGACCGTCTCCTCTTCCTTTCGTGCCGATCTGTCCATTCGTTTTGTAATAAATTCAGCACGCTTTGACGGAATCTTCTTCATTTCCAGATAATCATGCATGATCTGATTCGCAAGAATCGGCATATATTCCATCGACGGATTCGCCTTATGCCATGCCTCCGGATCATCAACTTCCTTCATGTCATCAATCTCGCAAATAAAAGGGAAGTACCCTAGCAAATTCTCTCCCGTCTCCAAAATTTCTGCACACATTGCCGAAATTTCATCCAACGGACCGTCTCTGACATAGCCATCTGTTGTGATAATAAACTCTCTCGAATGCTTGACCTTACCAAGAGAGGATTCAAATACATTGATCTGGTCATAGTTCTCGTAGGCATGGATTTCGTTCAGGACAAGACATCCTGTTCGCTTACCATCCTTGGTCTTTGCGTTCGAAGTGTTGTATTTCATCTCCGATCCTGTTGCCAGGTTCGTGATAAGTTCCTTTGTGACCGAAAACTTTCCCTTGAATTTTGGATTATCATGTAGCATGTTATAAGCTACCTTGAATGTGTCCTTAACCTGGTTCTCTGAGTTCGCCACAATTTCAACATGGTAATTTTTCACTCCGTAGAGCGGAGTCTGAAAGAAATTTACCAGCGGCACGATGAATCCATCTTTACCATTTCCACGTCCTTCCTTGATGAAGAACTTTGAAAATACTGGAATGTCATCCGCATACATAAATGCAAAGGCATAAATGAACTTTTGGAATGGAAATAGTTCGTAGTAATTTGTTTTGCAGTACTGTAGACAGTTCCTATATGTTTTTTCATCAAAAAAAACATCGTTTCGCTTCAATGTCGGCTTCACGATGTTTTCTATCAGCAATTTTCTCTTTTTATTTATCCATTTCGGATGCTCTTCGGCATATTTGAGATAATAATCAATCTCTTTACAGATAACCATCTGTAGGATTCTCCGGCTCTGGTACCGGCTCTTTCAACTTCAGATCTGCCAGGATCTTCAGCATAGTGGCCGTAGTTTTCTGCAAATTGACAACGCTTTCGTTCGCTTTTTCCACCGTCATTCCATTCCCGTTCACGGTCTCGTATCTCAACCCTTTGCTCTTAATATCTGCTATTAGTTTCTTTTTCAATGACCAGTAATATATATAATCATTCACTAGATCCATGTAGAATTCTGCACTCATTCCACGTAGTTCCAGCTGTCTAATCAGCGACATTTTTACGTCTTTTTGTGTCAATTTGCTCACCTCTTTTCGCTCAAATCATGCCTTTTTCGTAACTTTTTTTGCTAAAAAACACGGGTTTTTATGCCCGTGTTAAAAAATTTCTTCTTAAAGTAAATTTTAAAATCTGATACCCTTACCTTTTTCACGCGAGATTTTCATTTTTCTCCAGAGTCATGGCTACATCCCCGTTCTTCACTCTGGAAAAATCGCTGAGAATTGACCGGGGGGCTACCACAGCTCCTTGCTCACAAGCTTCTTCTTTCTTTTGAATCTTCTTGGTGCTCGCCCTTGTCAAGGTTTAAGCCCCGGCACACAAAGACTGATTAGGTTATCCTCTTCCAGTCCGAGTTCCGGATGTTCCTTCAACTCAACAATGTGATGTACTTCTTCGGCTCTCCTTATCTTTTTCTCTTCTCCTCGCAGGATGTCGCCTGCTGCCACTGCATCTCTCAATCGTTTGCGACAGTCCTGGCACTCATAGTGGTCTCTCTCTAGGATCTGCATCCGCTTATATTTCCACATTGTCGAATTGTAAAATTTCTTTGCTTCCTTGTCCGTCATAGTTACATCCCTTCATACAAAGAGACACCTGCCGAGAGGATTGCAAGTGTCTCTTTCAAGAAATTTGTATGTATCTTTCCGTCTTTCGACAATATCAGATTAGCACAGTTAGAACTCCAGTGGACTCCACTCTTTAATTGATTTGAATATTTTTCAGTGCTCTTCCGTGTAATTCGTAGATCCAACTCTCACTGTACTCCATAAGCTGTGCTATCTGCCACCATGTAAATCCTTTGATATACTTGTAGAACATAACATCTCTTTCGTCTTGATTCTCCAGCTTATTGATTCTGTATTCTATATCTTTGTATGTCTGTACCTGCTTTACTCCCTCTTGATACAGCTCGTCCTCTCTTTCCTGAATAGCCACCGCATAAGAACTTAAATCACTTTGATTGGATCCATGTGGCATCCCGTTATTGATTGAAGAAGGATACATCTTCATGTTTCTGATTTCTTCAATCTCTGATTCAATCCGTTTGATCCTCTTTCCGTGTTTTCGGTACGCTCTGAGATATGTCTTCTTCCGGTCATTCTCGTTCTTCACATTGTTCTCTTCCAGTCTCTTCTCCATTGGCATCATCTCCTATCTTGTACTTTCTTGCCAAGTATTCTGCTACATCTCCATGCCACAACTGCTGCCCCTGTGCTTCGATCAACTTTCCTGCCTGGTATGCTGGTCGATGAAACTTCTCGCTCGCCTTCCGATCAGGTGGATGTTCTGCCATATCAGCATAATGTTCTTTTTGGTTCTGCTGGATTTCCGCAGGACTCCAGCGTGTGTCTGTACTTCTTTTCACTGTTCATCACTCCAATCAAGAGCCTGTCCGCAAAATTTTCAGCGTGGGCATGATGCTTGTCCGTTCCATGTTTCAATTTTCTTTTGTCTCTGCTCCTCTAATGCTTTAACTGCCATTTTCTTTGCTTCGATGTTTTCTTCGCTGTTGGATGTATCCAACCCCTTAATGATTCTAATTGCATCTTCAATATTCAACTTTCTTTCTCCCTGCTATGTACTCTAAAGGCACATTATATGTATCTGCATATTTGATTGCTTCTCCTAGCGTCAGCCCTTTTCTTCCTGTTTCAAGATCTTGCAGTCTTTCCTCCTTCATGTCTAGCTTGACTGCTGCCTCTTTTCTTGTCAGTCCTCTGATTTTTCTTAGATATTTCAGACGGTTTCCTATTGTTCCTACTGGTCGTAATATAACCATTGTAATCAATCCCTCCCTTCGTGTCCCATGCGCAAATGTCACAATCTTCAGGACATACATTTGCCTTTATTGCTCTTTTGCACATCTCCATTCTTGTTCTTATGTCTTCCTCGTAGTCCTTTATAATTCCAAGTTTCCTTAGGATCTTATAAAACAGTGACTTTTTTCTCACGTCTCTTTTTTTCTTCCGTCGTTCTTTCCATTTTTGCAGCCACTCAAGCTGCGCTTGATCCTCTTGCTCTTGTCTTGTCATTTCCCACCTCACTTAACTACCGGAATATCCGAGAATACCACCGTAGCCTTCTCGTTTTCGGATGCCGCTACAACCACAATCTCTATGTCATCATATCCAAGCATAAATTCCGGAATTAGGTAGATTCCGTACTGCTCGACAGCTCCGTGATTGTTCCTCATGTAGTCAGACACAAATTCTAACTTTTCATCCAACAGTTTGTGTGCTTCCTCTTCATCGTACCGCTTTGTCAAGTGTGTGATTGCCTGCTCTATGCTCAAACTTCCTGTCCACCAGAAAAACGGCTTAATTTCTTTGATATACTCAAACTTACTATCTGCTATAATCTCTTCCATCTGTTTCTCTCCTTCCGCTTCATCCACCTTACGCATTTTCTTGATATATTCACGGACTGTCTGAACCGTTGAAAGCACTCCGTCATAAAATGGATCGATTCTTTCATGCTCTGCAATTGTTGCTTTTGTTTCCTCTTCTGCCTGATCCAGCCAATCAACCAAATCTCTCGCGTCTCTTTCTGTCATATCTTCTCCTTCTTTCCATTTCATCTCTCTCTTCGCAGTACATTAATCCCACATACTGTCCATAACTCATTCCTTCCTGTCTTGCTTTTGCATTTATCTCAGCCAGCTCGCTTTTCCAAGCTGTTGATCTCTGTCTTTTTGGCACTTACCTGCTCCTTTCTCCTCCCTGCCGCATCCAGGGAGGAAATCCTTTGCCTTCATGTTACAGTTTGTGACATACTTTATCTCCACGCCATTCAGCGGAGGTAACTATAAATAATTTTTCTTATACCTTGCTGTCCATTCTTCTCTTGTGTGTGTCTGCTCATATTCTGTCTGTGCTATTCTGCAGAGTAGTTCCCGCATTTCTCGGTTATTGTGGACCGCTTCCGGTCCTTCTTTGTGATGGTTCAGACACAGATCTACCTTGAGTCCATCTGCCTCAGATAGTTCGCGCTGTCCGGATCCGAACATGATATGATGTTCCTCTGTGTACTTCTTGGAAGGGTCGTCATAGAGTATCAAACAGAGATAGCAGACTCCCTTTCTACTCTTGAGGATGCTCTTTTTATGTGATTTCCTTTTTTTCTTGCAGGCTAATTTCGGAAATGCCATGTCTGAATAATCGATGCTCATAAGATATACACCCCAACTAAGTTTTTCGGATCTCCTTGCATTCGATCAAACCATATGCACGGTTCGCATACTCCTTCAATGTCTTTTCTCAGCTCTTCTGCGGAATCTGCCAGCATGATAATGTTCGTCGGACTGCTGCAAGCATAGACTCTCGCAACATATTTATCCGGTATATCCCGCGGATGCTTATAAATTGCAATCGATGGTATCGCTATCGCTGATAAGTCCACCTCTCGAAAGCTATGGATTATTTTATTATTTACTAATTTCATCTCCATTTTCATCTACCTCTGTTTCTAACCATTTCTTCCGGTGTATACTTCGTTACCGCTGTTTTTGGTGGATTGTGACCGTGGATCTTTTTATACTGTTTCTTTGCCTGTCGTTTGTTCATTTTGTTCTCGGAATCTTTTGCAGGCTCTCGCTCGTCCGTTTCTCACTTCCGATGGTCTGAGTATCCTGCATATTCCTTTCTTCCCTCCTCTCGGCCCTTTTCTGATCTCTTTATAGTTTTCACATTCTTCACAATGTCGTTTCTTCTCGTCTATATCCTGCCTTGTTAGCCTCGCATACTCATTCATGATTTTCTGCAATGTACAATTCTCACACTCTTTTTCACATCCGTTCTCGCATGGCATATCTACATAGTCAACTTCCTCAGTTCCTCCACTCGTTACCGGATTTGTAAACGTGCAATACTCTCTTGGCACATACATATCTCCGTAAACTCTTGCCATCTTTATCATCTTGCGTCCTCCATCGGTTTTCCGAACCGGTCAACCTTTTCACTGAGCCATTTGCACAAATTCCATGTATTTTCCAGATCTGTCACTAGCAACCGGTGGCTCTTGTATTCATCAGCCATATATTCCGCCATTCCCTGCTCTAGCAGCCTGTCCATGTACTCTTTTCTGGTACCATATACCGCCTCTATGACTTCTGTTTCTTCTGTCTGCTCTCTCTCGGCCGTTTCCGGCTCAGATTCTGCTGTTTGATTTTCTGTGTCTGGGCTTTCATTTTCTCCGGTTTCATCGTCCTCAACCTCCTCTTTTTCTAGTGTTTCCGTGGATTTTTGCGCGGGCGCAATTTCCTCTCTCTGGCTCTGCGCTCCTGTCTGTTCATCGGTCCTCTCTGCAGGTTCTTCACAATCTGCTTGGCCGCTTTCTTCTCCATCGGTGTCATCTTCCTCTTGTCCTGCTCCTGCTTCGTCAGCTGTTCCATAATCTTCCATGTCTCCTTTCTCGATCTCCTGGACATCATCAGTGCCAGTTTCTCCAACTGCTCCACCGTCATCCTCTGGCTCAGGAGCTTCTGTTGCAGTTTCTTCTCTTCCTGGCTCATCGGCCGTATCCTGTACTGTGGTTTCTTCATCGTCCGCTCCTCCAAAATGGTTCTGCCAGGTCTTAGGTCCTGCTGCCGTATCATCGAAAATCTCCCTTGTCAGCTGATAGAACTCCCACCAGGTCATATCCTTTGGCGTATCTCCGAATTTCTTAAATGTGACGCGGTTCTCATACATCATCATGAAATACAGTCCTTTTTTGTATGAACGGTTTCCGGCCGGATTTACTATTTCAGTAAATCGGTTAATTGTCTGCTCATCGAACTCCTCTCCGTATACTGCATTGAGTATGAGTTCATTGTCCTGATAGAACTTTTCGACCAGCTGACTGATATCATCAGCCACGCCTGCTGCCGGTTCGGTTTTGTTAAATCTTTTCAGCTCTCTGATATCCTCTCTGGACGTTTCCGGTTGAATCATCTGTCTGTCAGTATCTGGCAGTTTCAGCATTTCCTCCAGCTGGCTCCTGCCCAGTTCTGCATATTCCGGCCGGAGCTGTTCGGAATATCCATCAATGGAATACTCCCGGTTGATGCTCATAAACCTGCTTGTGATAGACGGTCCCAGGCCATACTCTGCCTGAGCAAATTCCGCTATGCTTTTGTATCCGTCCTGTTCGTAGAGCTTCTGATCGTCAATCTGTCTCAGAGCGTATCCGATCCGTACAAAACTCTGTTTCACTCCCAGGAGTTCCTGTTTCAATTTCTGTTTCATCTGCACCCAGTCATCCAGGGTCATCTGCACCCAGTCATCCAGGGTCATCTGCACATATTCCATGTTTACCTCCTTACGCTATGGCCGTCGTCTGGATTGTTTCCGTCAGCGTTCCTGTTTTCAGTTTCATCAGCCAGGTGTTCAGCCATGACTGCATATTCTTTTCATCCGGTTTTTTGTCCTTGTCCCCGTACCACTGCAATATCCTTGGATTTTTTGCATCTATCTCAACCGTGATGTACGGAACGTCCGGCTCTTCTTTGAATCTCAGCATCAGTATGTACGTCTTTCCAGTGTTGTGCTTGTCCAGATATGTGTTTCCTCCCACGCAATGATGGAGCAAGCGCCCCTCCATGACAATTTCCTCCGCTGATCTGGCTGGTCTGATGATATATCTGTCATCTTCGTAGAGATATTTATTTCTGAGTTTCCTGTAAACGTGCCGGATCTCCGGATAACGTTCTGCCACCTCTTTGAGATGTTTGTCCATCTCTTCTTTGTTGGTTTCCATGACCATTTTGTTATGTTCCGCCTCTAAATCCTGTGGCTGTTGATATACTGTGTTGTTGAGGTCATATCCCAGGTTTATCCTCATGCTCAGATAGTCTGCATAGGTTGTGGCCGTGTGTCTGATCCTGGCTGAGGCACTGCTGCACTCTGTCCCATACTCGCAACCGGAGTATTTCTCTATGCGATTGAGTAATTTTTGCAAGGTCATGTACCTGGTTGCCATTTCCACCTGTGTTCCGCTCAGATCCGTTTCTGCCAGATGCTCCACCTGTTCATCCGTCCAGTTCTGTCCCTGGCGTTTCTCCATCTGCATGACTCCCAGTAGGTGTGTGTCTCCTTTCTTTCTGATGAGCTGCCTTACTCTTTCCTTTCTGATCCCCAGGAACTGATCCGGCCGTCTTGCATTCTCATCATCAACAATGCCGTAGTAGCATTTGACCAGTTTTTCTACCACATCAGTCAGTCCCATTTTTACCAGGACCTCGATCTGTGGCGTCTGACTGTAACGCTTCAGGTAGTCAATCGGATTTACCTCCCTGACGTTCTTTGCATATTCCTGTAATGCACTGTACTGGAATATTGTCCCTTTCATTTCTTCGTATGTCTCTGACATGATCAGACCGGCATCGATGGGGATATTTGCCATTCCATACAGATTGCAATCATCCCAGAAATCTTTCCCCATGTACGGATCATGTTTGTGATAATCTATCTGGACTTTTTTCCCTGGCTCAAAATATGCTCTTGCAATCTCCACTCCAGAGAGTTCTTCACTTGCGTTGTACATCTCCGGGCCTTTATCCCCACAAATGAATCCCAGTGTCCACTTTTTCCCAACTTCCACATAACGCATGACCATTCCGTTTTCTTTGTATTTCTGTCCCAGGAACAGATAGATGTATTTGTCACGAGTACCTTTCACTTTTCCCTGGCACTTGTACTCTCCACGTGCTCCGCACATTGGACAGGTGCCATAGTGCCCCTCTCTCGGTTCTTCCGTCCATCTCTGGAACTGGCTTTCGTAGGAAATTCCACTTTTCCATCTCGCATCTGTAACCCCTCCACACTTGCTGCAGGCTATATGTGCCCAGCAACCATGCTTTTTGTAATACAGATAATGCTGATTGTGAAAATATAATCTGTCAGCTCTGTCCAGAATCTCTTTTTCTGGCAGTTCTTTGGTATGTGCCATTCTATCTGCCAGTGCCTCCTGCCGGCGCATATACGCCTTGTGTTCTCTGTTCCGTCTGGACGTTATTACAATATCGTCCTCATGTTTGTATATGTATTCCCACCAATGTTCCTCATTGTATACGTTAGCTTTGCAGAACTTCTTTATCCTTTCCAGATCCTCTGTGCTCTGAAGAATATTTTCTTTTTTCTCCTGTTCCCATGTTGGGTGCCCTTCTCCCCATATCACTCTTCCATAACAACTGTCAGGCTTTATTTTCTGCCGTGTCCATTCTTCCTTTTCCGGCCAGTATGTGCCAAAATCTTTCTTTGTGAGCACGATCCTCACCAGTGGCATTTCTTTTGATTCCTTTTTGTTCCTGTATACTTCCAGAAAAAGATGCTTTTCATGTCCAATAATCTTGACCTCCGTGACGCCAATATATTTGACATCTTTCTTTCTGCTGGTTTTCTTTAACCCGAAATACGGGATTTTCTCGATAGCTTTCTTTTTCATCCGTCCCGCCTACTTTTCCATGTAGTAGTCCGTGATGATCTGCTTTGCTCTGGCCATGCCCGGAATTCCAAGCGTGACCTTTCCTGCAGATACACCTGCTGCCTTGATGATATCCTTGTCCACGGTCTGCTGATTCTTGAACGACCACATCAGGAGTGCTGCTATACACCCTTTCAGTGACTTTCCTTTCTTTCGGACGTTGAATGCCAGCAACTCATTTTCCATGCACTGGCCTCTCAGGTACTCCACCCAGTCCTCCATAATCTCTTTCGGTTTCAGCTCTGCCGCCTCAACGTCAATCTTTCCCAGTGCTGCTGTCAGCTGATCGCACAACACCGGAATCTCTCCCTGCAGATACATATCCACAAAATCGCTTTGGATTCCGTTCTCCTTTGCCATGACTTTCAGTGATTCTGTATCTCCCTCGTTAAGCAAATTCTCTGCGAGTTCATTGATTTCTCCGTAAGAATCAAATTCTCCAAACTTCTCAAACATCTTTATACCTCTTCTCCTTGTAAGTACGCTTCAAGCGTCCTTTTATACTCACTGTTGTTTTCGTATACGATCTCTATCTCGTGTTCTTTACTCTCTTCCAGGAACAACTGCCACAGTTCCTTGTTCTGTATGTCTTTTCCATCCGACTTTCTCCACTCTGCACGTCTCCACTTTTCCGGGTTGTCTGCCTGAACCATATTGCGGATAAATGTATTCCCTGTGTAGAATATGATATGGCATGACTCTGTGAATCTCTGCATTGCCCGAACCATGGCTAATAGTACGCTACGGTTATAGGTTGTTTCCTGTTCACTTCCTTGCAGGAATCGGTCTTCCGTCTTCCCGTTTTTCCTTGTAAACGCTAAAGCTGCCGCATATTTTCCATACTTCGGTTTTGACGGACCTGTGATTGTTGTCTCTATGTAGACTTTCACTGTCTTCATGTCTTTAAATCCTCCTGTTCAACCGGATCAATGTGTATCTCCGGTACTTGAACCCAGTGGCCGGATTGATTCCTTCATAGCTCTTGGCAATGTAATAGCCGTTCTTCTGTTTGATCTCTTTGTGCCATCTTGCCAGTTTTTTCTTCTTTGGTGGTTTCAGTGGCATGTTCCTCGAAGTGCTGTAACTGGATTCACTGAGCCTTGGCTTGTCCCTCTTTCCGTCTTCCCTCTTTTCTCCCACCTTCTCGTTTTTGGTGATGTAGGATGCGAGCTGTGAGAAATCCTCTTCGTAGTATTTGCTTTTCTCCAGTTGTTCTGCATAGATTCCACCGTGTGGCCAACATTCCTCTACCCAGCGGATCGTATCCCGGCATCCGGTGATGACCATGTGAACGTGCCATGCTCCCTTGGTTCCCTTCTCAATGTTCCGGATCCAGCGCAATTCGATCTGTTCTTTCTTGTATCTTGTCCTTAGCTTGCTTATCAGATTCGTGAAATCCTTCTTTGCTTTCGCCATGTCCGGAGGTCTTGCCTCAACTCTGTACGTCAACGTCAGGAAGTAGTCCTCCTTTCCAAAGTACTCCAACAATCTATGTCTGGCTGTCTCCGCCTTATTCATGGCGTTCACTACTGCCATCTGCTCCGGTGTAGGCTTTCTCTTCTTTTCTCTTGGCAGTCCCCTTGCTCCATACCTGCCATCATGGTATTCCTTCACCTCCAAGATGTCTCCTTTCCGGAAGGTGTGTGTTACTCTCTTCGTTGCCATCGTATACCTCTATCTTTAATATCTTAATCGAGTACTAAAATGGGGCAGAATCCCCGTTTTTCTTGACTTCCTGCCCCATAGATGTTAAGATAATAATGTCTTTAATATCTGCGAGACAAAAGTCTTGCATTCAACACTTCCGTTACCTCCGGAAGTGTTATTTTTTTATCTGTTTTTCCAGCGTCCTTGCGATCGAATTCAGCGCGTAGAAGCTTGCTGATACAGCCAGTCCGATCAGGACGCGCTCCAGCGTTGACTCCGGTGCTTTGACCGATATGGAATATGTAATTGCTGCTCCGGAAGCATAGAAGAGTCCAACAAGCATTCCTATCCCTGTAATAAATCTTGTTCGCCAAAGACTCATTCTAATATGATGTAATCTCCTTTGTTCTTCTTCCTGGCGTACTCGTCCGCTTCTTCCCATGTCCCAGAGCAGCAGCCCAGTTCCTGTGTTTTCGTCCATCTGATAATCCATATGTGGTCTTTCTCCTTTCTTCCTTTTTGTATGATGTGCACGGATAACATCGACTGCGTTCCATACAACTGTTTCTATGCTGACAGTAGCAACAATCCTCCATGCTTGTCCTTCTTTCCACCGCCTAAGCGGTTTTATCCTTTCTTGATCTCAGATGTTCGTTTATGATAGTTGATACATCATTGATCACTTTTTCATGCTCTTTTTCGCTTTTCCCCAGATAAGCAGAATCATCGAATTTGTATGTGCATCCGCTTTCTGTCTTTTTGATCTCTACGATCACCTGCATCACCTCCTAGAAAAGTTTATGTGTTACGGTTTGTACTTGTTGCTATTTTCTATTTCTTCTCCTATACTTTCCTTACAGGCTCTCGCTAGGGTCGAGTACAAAAGAAAGGAGTTTTTCATGGCAAGTACTAATTTTCTAAGTAAAGAATCTTTTAAATTGCTGAAGCATTTTTCGAAAGTCACTTCGATTGCTCCGCCTGAATCAAACACTCTTCCCGAAGACTGTCTAGATCAATTAGTCTCTTCTGCATTTGTCACTCGTTCCGTGTCAACAATAGATGTTGATACGATGACTAGTGAATTTTCCTATGCTATTACTGAAGATGGAAAAGGTTATCTTCGCTATTTAAAAAACGAATCACGCAAAAAATGGATTCCTTACACTATTACAACCGTCATTTCTGTTTTAGCCCTTATGAAGTCTTACGGGCACGGCATTGATGATATTATCCTTTGGTGTATGCAGCGATTAATGCGATAATTGAAATAATTGTTGGAAGCCACGGGTGTCGTTCTGGAAACGATGCCCAATCTATTTTTCTCTTCATCTCTTCTCACCCCACCTTCTTCTCTGAACCATCTTTCTCCATTGCGTCTCTTGCCTTGAGCACTTCTACGCTTCCCTTTACTACCAGGAGGCTTTCTTTGTCTAAATGCTTTAGGTTCTCTACAGTTTCTTCAATTAATCTTTTCTGTTCTTCACTCATGTTATTCACCTCACTTGCTTTGTGCTTATGTTGCAATTATATGTCACATACTTGCAAATGTCAATACTGTTTTTGCAACATTGTTGCATTTTTATCTTGATATATATGCTTTGTTGTGATATGATAAAGTCATAGCGAAGGGAGGTGCAACATGAACGAACGTATAAAAGAACTCCGGAAAAATCTAAAATTAACACAGCAGGAGTTCGCTGACGCTCTCAATATAAAAAGAGGTGCTGTAGCCAATTATGAAATAGGAAGAAACGAGCCTATTGATGCTGTAATTTCATTGATCTGTAAAACATTTAATGTAAATGAAGAATGGCTCCGATCTGGAGCTGGCGATATGTTCTTGGAGCTTCCTGAAGAAGATGAAGAAGCTGCTTATGTATCTGAATTGCTGGAAGACAGTGATAATGATTTATATAAGTTGATTAAGGAAATCATGCACACATATCATGAATTGTCTCCTAAATCAAAGGAAGTAATCCGTGATTTCAGTGCCAAGTTGCGAGAGAACATAAAAAAAGGAAGCTAATGCTTCCTTCTTTCTAAATGTCTTTTTAAGATGGTGTAGAGCTGGCGAAGAAATTTTTCATCTGAATCGTCAATTTTCTTCACCATTCCTATGATAAGTTGTTTAGATACATTGTTCATTATGTTATCCCTCCGTTCCCAGCAAGAACGCTCTTCGAAATTCCTTGATTTCATCATACAACATTTGTATATAGAAATCAATGTTTTATCGAACATCTGTTCTTTTTTACTTAGGAACTTTAGGGATTGCTATTATTAGGAAAGCCTGCTCAAATATCTATGGAGTAGGTTCCGATCAGGATTGTGGTGTTCCTGATTGGCAGGCACACAAATGAGGGTAAATTTATGGGATTAAGATTTAGAAAAAGTTTCAAGGTTGCTCCTGGAGTGAAAGTAAACTTGAACAAGAAAAGTACAAGTGTAACGTTTGGTGGAAAAGGTGTCCACAAAACATATAGCTCTTCTGGAAAGAAAACAACATCTGTCGGCATTCCAGGTACCGGCGCATACTACACTACTTCTTCCGGTGGTGGATCTGGTAGTAAAAAACCGTCCAGTCATAAAAGGATTTCTGCAGACAACTTAGATCCAGTCCTTACGGAAGACCTTTCTTTTCAGAATAATGTTGTCGATGGTTCAAGCGCATCACTTGATAAATTTACAACGGATTCTTTGAAGCGCTATAAAATAACCTCTGCGATACTGTCCGCTTTTCTGTTTTTCGTTGCGCTAATTGGTTTCGCCGGTGGAAGTGCTTTGGCAACAGTAATTTGTTTAATTTTCGGCGGTATCACACTTGCAATATCAATCACCTATTCAAAAGAGATTAAAAAACGCCTTTCATCCGAAAGTAGTTTCGGTTCATCTACATTTTCAGGTACCTCTCCGGATATAGATGATAAGCCATCCAAAAAGAAGATGGGGTGTGGATGCCTTACAGCTGTCGTTCTTTTCTTCCTTGTGATCGGAGCTATTTCATCATGCACCGATTCCGGTGATAAGAATACGGAAAAGAATGCAGAAAAAGTTGAGGACACGAAACCAGTAGTTGCAGCTCTTGAAAGTTTGAGCATTTCAGCTGATACAGATCAGACTTATGATATTAATACAGAGGTTCCGGTAACACTTACCGTAACACCGGCCGATGCTAATATTGATAACCTGACTTTAAATGGATCCGAATGTACCTTTGCTTCTGATGATAACGGAAACCTTACATTTTCAGCAAGCGGAGCTGGTTCTTATATAATCACTGTTTCATGCGATGGCATTGAAAGTAATTCCCTGACTTTCAATGTTGAAGACAAGGCTGCTATTGCTGCTGAAGCAGAAGCTGCAGGACAAGCAGGGCTCGAAGCTCAACAAACTACTGAAGAACCCAATCAATCAGATGTTGTTCAGCAAACACAAGAACCTCAAGAAGAAATGGTTTGGATTTCTGCTACTGGTAGCAAATACCACAGTAGACCAGATTGTGGTCAAATGGATCCGAGTACATCCTGGCAACTTTCTGTTTCTGAAGCTGAGGCACAAGGTTACGAGCCTTGTAAAAAGTGTCATTAGTTATTAGATAATTTGACGATTTTCAGATGATATTTTACAGTCATAACAACTAAAATAAAAAAACCGCTCCTGCGCCAACAGGAACGGTCAACTGGGGAAGCACACTCCAATGTGCTTTAGTAACTCCGAAGAGATACTGTCTTACCAAAGAATATTGTATCATCTTCGGTGCAGTCGCACAATCAGAACTTACGTTCTATGTATGACTGTTATTTTTGTACTTTTTTACATAATATATACGGAGGTGATATCATGTCGTATTGTATTTATTTGAGGAAATCAAGAAAGGATCTTGAGGCTGAGCAGCATGGTGAAGGAGAAACTCTTGCCAGACACGAACGTGCACTTCTCTCTCTTGCTAAGAAAAACAACCTTATTATCAGCAGTATTTATCGAGAAGTTGTGTCCGGAGAAACTATAGCTGCACGTCCTGTTATGCAACAGTTACTTCACGAAGTAGAACAAAACCTTTGGGACGGTGTGCTTGTTATGGAAGTAGAACGTCTCGCTCGTGGTGATACGATCGATCAGGGAGTTGTACAGAGAGCTTTCCAGTATTCCAACACACTAATCATCACTCCTTCCAAAACCTATGATCCTGCCAATGAATTCGATGAAGAGTATTTTGAGTTTGGATTATTCATGAGTCGGCGTGAATATAAGACGATCAAGCGCAGAATGCAGAATGGACGTTATGCCGCTATCTCTGAGGGAAAGTGGCCATACAACTCCGCTCCATATGGTTTCCGGAGAACGAAACTTGAAAAAGAGAAGGGATGGACTCTTGCTTTTGATGAAAACGAGGCTCCTGTTGTGCGACTTATCTTTTCTATGTTTACCGGTCCGGAACGTGTCGGTATCCGGTCGATCACTCGTACTTTAAACAGTTACGGTACAAAGCCACGTAATTCCAAACTTTGGAGTGAGAGCACCGTCCGTGGAATCCTCTCTAATGTTGTGTACGATCAATGCGTTAAGATCGGCGAGCGAAAAGTGGTCAGAACAATTGAAAATGGCGTTCTCACAACCACACGTCCGAGAACCAATGACTATACCATTGTTTCCGGCCGGCATCCGCGCTTGATTGATCACGATGTATTTGCAGAAGCTCAGAGTTATCTTGGCTGTGGATTCCCGAAGCCTGCTGGTTCTAACATTGTCAAAAATCCACTTGCAGGAATCATTATCTGTAGTGAGTGCAAAAAGAAAATGATTCGCCGGCCACCTTCCGGGACCGCCAGTCGTGTTCCTTATGATTTGATGTTGTGCAGTACATATGATTGTCCTACCATTGGCAGCCCTTTGGATCTTGTTGAGCGAGAAGTTTACAATGCGCTTTCTGACTGGGTCGAAGGATATCGTCTGAGTGGTCAGATGCCAAGTAAGAGTCTCATTCCGGAAAAAGAAGTTCTTTTGGAATCAGCTCAACAGACACTCGATCAACTTCTACGGCAAAAGGGAACCATGTATGATCTGCTTGAACAAGGTGTCTACTCGACAGAAGTCTTTCTTGAGCGATCTGACAGTTTACAAAACCGAATTTCTGAAGCTGAATCAAACGTTGCCCAGCTGAAACTCGAACTTGACAAGGAACGCCAAAGAGAAGCCAATATAGAACAGTTCCTGCCGGCTTGTGAAGATCTGCTTTCCTGTTATTGGGATTTATCTATTCCGGAACGCAACAGATTGTTGAAATTACTCATAGAATCTATAGAATACAAGAAATTAACGAAAAATAAGCGTGGTCATCTGAATGAGCCTAACTTTGAATTGACCATAAAGCCCAGAATCCCGCGCAAATAAAGGGTTTTTTGTTATTTCCAAAAGAAACGGGATTATTCTTTATCCCAATTCTTTTGGAAATGAATTACATAATAATATGAAGAAACTCGTATTTTCTTCTATCAAAATACTATATAAAATAGATGATACAATATTCAATCCCCCTGGACCTAGTGTTCTGGGGGATTTTATTGCTCGCTACTTCCGATACTCTATAATATCTCCTGGTTGCATATCCAGTAATTCGCATACCGTTGTCAATACGTTAATCCCTATCATTTCTCCTTTTCTCATTTTCTGTATTGCATCTTGACCGATTAGCTTTTCTTTTCTTAATGTGGTTTGCGTGTACCCTTCTTTTTTTAGCATGTCTAGCACATCAATTTTATATGTCATTTTTCCCATTTTAATCACCCAAATAACTTTCTATTCTTTCTGATCTGTTTTTTAATTGGTAGCAGATTTGAATTTTATATTGTTTTTTCTATTTCGTTAGTTTCAACTTTTGATTGGTATTCTTTCTGCTCGTTCAGTAACCTGCCTATATTTACATTCTTTCCGCGTTTTATTTCTGCTTGATATTCTTTGATCTGCCTATTTTTCTTTCGACAATATTCAGAGCACAAATTAGTTGGTGTAGAACTAGAGAATACACGTCCGCAATATACACAGATTTTCTTTTTCTCTTTTCGGCGTTGCGCTTTTTTAATATCTTGCCCAGATATCTTGTTATATCCTTCTTTGTGTTTCCGTTGCCACTCTAGCACTGCCTCTCTTTGACACTCATCCGAGCAATATTTTTGCCTTCCGGAATTAACAATATATTCAGATCCGCACCATTCGCATTTATCCATGCTTCCAATTGGCCGAGCAGCTCCGCCTCTTTTCCTTGCTCTTGCGCTTGCTTCTTTTTGCCGAATTTTGCGACATTCTGGACAATAGGATGCACGCGGACCACCAAGGAATTCAACTCCGCACATTTTACATGTCCTTGTACGCATAACATTACTTTTTAAATCTTTCGCACAATCATCGCAATAAAATTTATCAGAACCTCCGTAAAAGAGCTTGCCACATTTAATACAGGCCTTTTCTGTTCTATTCATTTTTCTCCCCATCCTCCCTTTTTTGTATTCCATTTTTAGCTTGATATTCTTCTACCCATTCCTTCCATGTTTCCGGGATTGTATCTACATTGTCTTTTAGTATTTGGTATGCCCAAGAATTCCCCTCGTATATCATAAATTGCAGCGTATGTATAATTTTCTGAGATGCTATATAACCAGGCACATTCGTAGGCATTGAATCCATTTTTTTGGGATTGGCGATAAATAATTTTGCTTGATCAGACGGATTTCTTATTCCTTTTGGATATTTATCCGGGATATGATCCTTTTCTCCTGTTATTCCACATATACCATTTCTATCAAGCGTAGATGTATAGTATTCTGTCCATTTT